TTTCATTAATGCTTCCATAAATGGTTCACTATAGACCGCCGTCTTGTCCTCGATTTCGACAGGTAAGAAGCCAAGTTTCTGTTCTTGAGTAGGAGATGAAATATATACAATTCCATTGTATCTGCCGTACTGAACCAATAAATCCGCAGTAGCAGTGGCAATAAATGTTTTACCGGTTCCTGCTTTTGCGTTACAAAATACAATAAGCTTTTCAGGACTCCAAATAGCATCTCTAAATGCAATCTGTTCATCATCTAATTCAAAACCATAAAAAGGATGGTCTTTTAGTGTTTTTGGTGCCTCGGTGCCCGGGGCGTATCTAACATTATAGGGTTTCGCCATACATATCGCTCCAATCAAAGAATAGTATCTAAATCTGTAATAATTTCATCAATTAATCCGTTCTTCAGAGCCTCATCTTCATCCATATACCAGTCTGCAGGTGCTTTCTTTTTGAATGTCTTCGGATCAACCTTGGTATGTGCAAGAAAATAATCTGTTATCTTTTTACCAAGCTTATCAAAATGCTTCTTCATATTTTCAGCCTGCTCCATAGTTCCTCCAAACATACAAGAGCCAGAATGAACCATTACGGATGTTCCTGGAAGAGCAAATCTTTTATGTCCAGAAGCAAGTAAATCCGCAGCCGCACTATAAGCCGTACAATAGTTAATGGTGTATACAGGCGTCTTACTAATTTCAATCGCCTTGATTGTGGTCCACAATGCGCACACATCGCCACCGGGCGAATCAATAAATACCTTGATAGGTGTTCTTTCTTCGACGGACTTTCCTTTGTCTTCTTTGTTGCACTTAATAATCATCTTTACCAAATCCAACAAACTGTCGTTAATTTCCGTTGTAACCCAAAATACTCTATCCTGTTCATCCTGATAAAAGTCTCTTAAGTCTGGATCTGGCAACTGAAGGTTGGCAACAGATGTAGGAATTGAAAGTAATACATTTTCAAGTTCGCTCATAAAATCTTCTCCTTTTTGTCTCTGCTAAATTTTGATATAGGAAAATACTAGTGTTATCTCTATATCAGTTAAGAAAATCTCGACTGTTTTTAGAGTGTTACATATTTCACTAGCATTTTCCTATGGTTTTTCAATCATTTTGTTGTGTTAGATTTTTTCTACTTTTTTCTGCCCAGAGTCTTTTTTGCTCCTTCTGAACTTCCTTAGCACACTCTTCACAATACTTTTTTGGTTTTGTTTTGCTTTGTTTCATTAGTCTATGGCAGTTTTGGCACTTAGTATAGCCCTTGCCGTTATTCTTCCAACTCAAATAAACATAAGCGAGTTCTTGACAATCTACTTCGTCCAGTTCCAATATAACCTCGTCCGTGTTAATAAAATTCACTATCAAACATTGAGTATTATTCTTCTTGGGATATCCTAGCAAACCACTTTGTACAATCTCATATAAAATATATTCTCTATCATCGGCTGGCACCGAAACACGAGCCACCTTACACAATTCTGTAATAGAATACTTCACAAGACCATTGATAAATCCATTAGACATACTTTGTTGCTTCGCCATACATAACAGTACAAACAAAATCTTTTCTGCTCTTAAATTATCAAGAGATGATATAACGTCAAGCTCTGACTGCGTAATTTTTATATTATCAATAATATAGAACGGATATTTTACTGCGCTTTTAATAGCGTCAGAAATAACATTTGAATAACCGCTTTCGTCAAAGTTATTGTGATGTTGTTTGAGCCATTGCACCGTATCTCTATACACTTCGTCATTGCTCTTTTTCTCAGAGTGAACCAAATATCTAGTGATATATCTAATCTTAGTCATAATAGACTTAACATCTTGATTTTTACCGTCATACAAATCTTTCGCATATTTCTCTTCATTCAAAATCAACATCTGCGTCACCACCTATCTGTTGCGTATGTAAAGAAAATTTCTTTCCATCAAATTCAATATCTCCATTTTCATCTTTAATTGGGTATTGTATCATATAACTACTATTTTTCAAAACATTATCAAAAATCTGTTCTCCAGCAACATCCCAAGCGAATGTTTTATTTTTATTTGATGTATAACACAAATCAACCACGATATTTGCCAGCACTTCTGAATTAGGACACACCTTACTACACTCGTCTACGAAAATATCTTTAAGATGTACTATGTCAAAGCCGACCTCGTCATCGCCAAGGTCATTTTGATTTTGTTTCTTTAAGAATAATTGCATACCCTTATTGTATTCATCATACAACTGTTGAATCAGTTCATATTCTTCTTGTGTGTACTCGGCGTCACTCTTCAAAATAGACTTATCAAAATCAACACTAGGAATAACGTCTGTCGAACGGAATTCATCCTCAATTCTCCAACAGATGCGGTTCATTGTTCCAGGAGCTCTGCTAACAGGAAGATACTTTTCATAGTGATATATAAAAGCCTCTTCTTCCTCGGTTCTGTTATCGCAAGCATATAAACTATCCAAACTCTTGCCAAATCTAATTTTACAATTTGACTTGACCGCCTTCATATACTTATCAAGTTCTGATTTGAGCTGAGAATATCTGTAAATAAAGAACCACGGCTTGATTTCTGCAGCTATATTAGCGTTAATTTGTTTATCTTGGATGACATCCTCATCATCGTCTTCTTCAATCTTAAACATTCTTGCGTTTAGCCATTCTTTTGGAACTGGGCGAGCCACGACACCTTTTATACGATCTATGGCATTCTGTTGGTAGTTCATCATTGTACTAATTCGATATGTAAGTCGTTTGTATTCTTCGCTATCCTTATCAAACTGCTCTCTTAGTGAAATCATATTTGTGGCTTTATTGGTCACGCTTCCAATGGAGTCTCCGAAGCCATTAATGTCGGACTTTACATAATCCTCTTCGGTTGGAGATTTTTTAACGCTACTTTCCTGTTCACACATAAGGGTTGTTTTATACTCAAAGGCATCTAATAAAACCTTGTTATCGGTGCAAAAATTCGAATCAGAATCATAATCTTCGCCGTTACATCTCATAGCGGTTGTGTCCCAGCCATTCAGTATAATACAAGTTTTAATGTATTGATACCACTTTTCCATCTCGGAATTTGTTACAACCTTAAGTTTACACACATTCTCAATACTTGTCATAGGAGCACGAAATATACAAATTTCATCCGTATTTCTATCTGACCAATATTTATGATAACACTCACCAGTTTTTAAAAGCCCCGTTACCTCAAGTCCAAACATATTTTGCAATAAAACATAAGGATCACAGCTAGCAATAGAATAGTCTCCAGCGATATCCAAAACGCCTATTTTTGCATCTCGAATCCTTCTCTGTATCATTCTACTAACTTTTGACCTAACATATGGATCTTTTATGAGTTCTGGATTAGCCATAATAGCCTTGCACATAGGCTCCATATGAATTACACTCTTTTCATCAAGTCCCGACCCACACATATATAAAATTAATTTTCTCCAATCTAAACCGAGGCAGTCTTTAATTTTAGAAACAGTAGGGGAGATAAGTTCGTCAATTTGTTCATCAGTAAATGAAAAATCTTGCAAATACTGATAATTGGTAGTATGAACATTTCTTAACTCGTGTGGAGTACTCTTCGCAATACAAAATTCATATCCATTCTTCATGCAATTATTATAATAATCCTCATATCCAGCATATGAATTCCACAATTTAAGCATTGAAACCGTAAGAATCACATCTGCATCTCTTACATCCTTTTCGTCACCCCATGCATCCTTAATAATGTATGTACCAGCAACTTCTTCTGCAAATTGCTTAAAATCTACCGTAAAAACCATGCCTTTGAGAAATGCGCAGCGAGTATTAAAGCCAGAAAGTGGCTCAGAACCTTCATTTAAAGCCTCTGCCCACTTAGCACTCATCTCCGGTGAGATAAAACCCATTCCGTCACATGTGTTAATTTCGATTTCTTGTTCTTCTGGATCGCTTACGCTCGGCCACTCCAATTGTTCACCGCCCGTGTTACGAACAATTCTTACGGTATCTTTAAATTTTGTATACACATCGTTAATTACAATAATACGAGGCCATGGCACGGGAATACTAGCAGAACATTGAAGAGCAAAATATGCATTAATTTTAGCAGGAATAAACTTATAATTTAACGGAATCCCGTTATAAGTTTTGATGTCTTCATTGTCTTTTGGTCCTTCGTAGCGACCATTATTGATTTTTTTCATAAGTTTGCTATGAATGTTCTTATCAACAAACATAATGGTGCTCTTTTTTATTGATCCAGCCGTCCCAAGAAATCTTTTATATTCGAAAGTCTCAACTTTATGTCCATAATCAATAGTAATACTAAATCCATGCTTGTAGGCATACCTATAGTCTTTTGGAGAATCCATCACTAGCATCATATAGTGAGGTTGAAACTGTAATTCATACAATTCATCATACTTTTGACTAATTTGACGTTTATTTTCTGCCGAGTTTCCCTGTTTTTTTAAATATTTAATGTCTTGTTTAATTTGTGATGCCATTAAGTCAGCATCTGGTCTGCCAGTCAACTCTGGCATCCACCTCAACACTTGCGATGAACCTAAACTCACGACTAGTTGCGGTTGTTTTCTAATTTCGCTTAACTTAAATGTTAAATGCCAATTATTTTTGGATAAATATCCAGTGTTGACTTTTAACACAAAAGTTTGATTTTTTTGTGATTTTGCCATTCATTCACCGCCTTATTTTTCCCATAATGATTTCTTTATAGCATTTTCTTTGCCATTTCCGATAAACTCCCAATGATTTCCGTTCTTGTCTCTTCTGCCTTTTCGGTTTTTCTTAACACGACTCCAACAGCACTTCTGAATCTCTTCAGAGCTAATTTTAGTCGCTTTGACGGCTTCTCCCAACGTTTCGAAGGACTGGTTGAGCTCAATACAGCGAACGGAAATTTTTCTGCTATTACTATGGGCTCTTTTTCGTTCCTCAGACCAAAGATTTGACAAATCTTCTCCACCTTCAGTCATATTATAACCAAACGCCTTTTCGTTAGAGCGAAGTATAGCAATCAATAATTTTTCAAAATTTCTCGACTCTTCTTCTGTAAGATTAGATGCAATAACTTCATGTTCAAAATTGTCCCATCCGTACTTATTAATTGCGTTAGCAAACAATGGTTGAAGATACCTTCCCGAGTATTTGTCTCGTCTAAGGTAGTGCATGCCATTTGCACCATAACGATCTTCTGGGGTTTGCTGTGTTCTACCAACATAAATTTTGCCATTTATTTTATTTATGTGGACATATACCGAACAATTCCCATTATTTATTATCAATGTTACCACCGCCTTAATCTTTTTCTGCAAAAGTGCAATTTTTGCACCTCAAAAACTGTTGAAAAGTGCAAATAATGCACTTAAAAACACCTCAAAAGGTGCAAATTACTTCTTTTTCTTCTCTTCTTCTCGTCTATCTGCCCAATATTGCCAATAAATAGACCAAAATGCTCCATACATATTAATCAGCTTCCAATCATTTTGTATCGTAATTATTATATCAAAATGACCACCAAAGTCAATCACCCTTCTTACCGACTGAAAATAGTGCCATAGCGAACACACCAATTGCACCGCCTACAACCAATCCGATACCTAATCCAAGCCAAAACATTATTCTTCCTCCTCATCGTCAAATAAATTATTCATTTGCGCCTCCGACATCTGCTTCTTCTCAGTATTTCTAATCGTAATTGCTCTTTCCG